ACCTATGGAGTGCCTATAAATACAGATAAATAAACGAAGACTGTATAAAAGTGCCTCTTCAAAAGATTTCTAGGGGGTTCAAGGACATTTCTTTGTCTTTTCAACGACACCCAGTCACAAACGACATTATTCCCCTGACTAACGCTGACGCTATTAAGCGTGCAGTACAGAATCTTGTGAGAATTCAAGTTGGGGAGGTATTTTTTAACGATCTGATTGGTACTAGGATCAGTGGAGCACTGTTTGAATTAGCAACTGACGACTTTACTACACCAATTCAAACAGAAATTGAAACAGTAATAACCAATTTTGAACCAAGAGTAAATTTAGAGGAAGTTGAGGTACAAATTACTCCAGATAGCAATGCTTTAGATATTACTATTCGTTATGATATAGTTGGTTTAGCAGTCCCAGCCCAAACTATTAACTTTATTTTAGAACCAACTAGACTATAATGGCACTAACACAGTTCACAAATCTAAACTTTGAGGACATTAAGACCTCAATCAAGGATTATCTTAGGCAGAATTCCAATTTTACGGATTTTGACTTTGAAGGATCGAACCTGTCCGTCATTATTAACACCCTAGCATATAACTCTTACATCACAGCCTACAACACAAACATGGTTGTGAACGAATCGTTTATCGATTCTGCTACTTTGCGAGAAAATGTAGTAGCACTTGCGCGAAATATTGGATACGTCCCCCGCTCTAGACGCGCTGCAACTGCAACAGTTGACTATAATATCAGTGGTTTTAGCACAACTACCGCTACAATTGAGTTTAATCCTGGAATTGTAGCAAACGGAAGCGTAGATGATACTAATTTTATCTTCTCAATACCAGAAAAAGTCGTTGTAGCAGCAAACAACGGCGTATCTTTTGGTTCTTTGCAAATTTATCAGGGTCAATACTTAACAAGACAGTGGACTTATGACCCTTCACAGACAAATCAACGCTTTGTTCTGCCTAATGATGGTATTGATACCTCAACTTTGCGCGTAAAAATTCAAAATTCTAGTGCAGATACGACAGAAGTAGAATATAATCTCGTCGATAACATCATTGGCGTCACTTCTACGTCAAATATCTACCTAATTCAAGAAACTACGGACGAAAAATACGAACTTTTGTTCGGTGATGGTGTGTTCGGCAAGAAATTGCAGTCTGGAAATATTATTAATGCGTCTTATATCACTTCAGATGGTCCAGATGGTAATGGAGTTGCGAATTTTAGGTTTGTTGCAACGCTAAAAGACGATCAAGGTGCAGCAATTACCAATGCTGATGGTGAATTTAACGCCCAGGCACCTGCTGAAAATGGTGATGAGATTGAACCAGTCGAAAGCGTAAAGTATTATGCTCCAAGATTGTACTCTTCGCAGTACAGAGCAGTCACTGCTGCGGATTATGAGGCAATTTTGCCCACAATTTACCCAAATATCGAATCTGTAAGCGCTTATGGTGGTGAAGACCTAAATCCACCGCAATATGGACGTGTTTTTATCGCGGCAAAACCAAGAAATGGTTCATTTTTGTCGGATTTCACCAAAAAGCAACTTTTGCAGCAACTAAAGAACTACTCGGTTGCCGGAATTGTTCCAATTTTTGAAGATTTGAAATATTTGTACGTCGAAATCGACAGTTACATCTATTATAACACAAATTTCATTGGTGATTCCAATAATTTACGCTCCGATGTCGTTAATGCGATCACACAATATGCAAATGGATCAGAATTGAACCAATTTGGTGGCAGATTCAGATATTCTAAGACCCAAGCATTGATTGATGGCGTAAATACTGCGATTACATCGAATATCACGACCGTCAGAATGAGGCGGGACATGGTTGCAGCAGTAAATCAGTTTGCACAATATGAATTGTGCTTTGATAATGAAATGTACTACGGCAATACCCGATACAATATCAAAACAACTGGTTTCAATGTTCAAGGAATTGAAGGAACATGTTATTTTGCTGATGAAATTGTTCCTGGTTCTAATATGGGCAATTTGTTCTTATTCCAAGAAGTTAATGATGATGAAATTAATATTCTATCGACAGCGTTCGGTACAGTCAATTATAAGACCGGTGAAATCCTTATAGATACTGTAAATATTACTTCTACGTCACTACCAGAGAATATTATTGAAGTTCAGGCAATTCCATTGTCCAATGATGTCCTAGCAAGGAAAGAATTGTACTTACAACTGGATGTTGCTAAGAGTAACTTCACAATGAGGCAAGATTCTATTTCTTCCGGTGCGAATACTTCTGGGACAAGATATTCCGTTCAATCTAGCTACCAAAACGGTAAGAAAACACGATAAGAGATGATCGAAACCTCCCTGACCAAAGTCAAGATCAATGAGATCGTTCAGAGTCAAATTCCTGAATACATTGATGTTGAAAATCCACTCTTTGGCGAATTCCTACAGCAGTATTATTACTCCCAGGAATATCAGGGAGGTCCGGTAGATATTGCGGATAATCTATCGGATTATAAGAGTCTAGATTTCCTCAATGCGACTAACCTGACTGGATTTACATCATTGACCCAGTATATCACTGGTGTCGATGAAACAATCTACGTTGATTCAACAACAGGTTGGCCACAGTCTTGGGGTCTGCTGAAAATTGATAATGAGATCATCACCTACACTGGAATTGGAACAACTTCCTTTACAGGTTGTGTTCGTGGGTTCAGTGGTATTGAAGCGAACACTAAAACCAACGTTCCTGAGTATCTAACGTTCTCTTCGACGGGTATTGCTACTCATGGTGTTGATGCACGGGTAGAAAACCTAAGTAACATTTTTCTGCGTGAATTTCTCAATAAACTGAAGGTCCAAATCCTTCCTGGTTTCCAAGACAGGTTCTTAAACGGTCAAATCGACCAATCTAACTTTATTAGACAGGCAAAAGACTTCTATAAGTCGAAAGGTACTGAAGAAGCGTTCAAAATCCTGTTCAAGGCACTGTATGGTCAAAAGGTTGAAATGATTCAACCACAGGTCTACATGATTAGACCTTCTGATGCCGATTGGGTCGTAAATGACGTTCTAGTCTGCGAATTGATTGATGGTGACCCCACAAATATCGAAGGTCAGACACTATTCCAAGATACGCGCCCAATGGAGACCAGTGGCGCTATCTATGATGTAAGATCTGCTGCAATCAACGGCAAGAGATATTATAAGGTTGCAATTTCAAAAGGAACTACAATCGGTGCGTTCCAGCAGGTTGGTAAGACTTTTGTTAACGCGAATGCTGGTATTGGTGCGACTATTCTGAACGTAGACAGCACTGTTGGGTTCGGAACTACTGGTACGCTTGATTATGCTGGTCAAGAGTATGAATACACGTCTAAGAACTACACGCAGTTCCTAGGAGTTGCTACTGCAAGCAATGGATTGCTTGGTGCGATTGGAATTGGTTCTGCAGTCTGTGATGCGACTCTAACAGCATATTCTTATGAAGATGGTGATTTAGAGAAACCAGTTCGTCTGAATATTCTTGGTTCTATCAGTGAGTTTGTTGGTTCCGGTCTAGATCAAGTCGTAGACACTAAACTAAACGTAACTCAACTAGGTATTGATCAGAAAGACCAAAGATTTACTTCTTGGATCTATAATACTACGGCAACCTATTCTGCAGATACCGTAGTAAGTAAAGGTTCTAATATTTACGAATATAAGTTCTTCAATACACAAGTTTTGTATGAGGACGACGAAGTTTTCGTAATCGATGAAGACGGAATCACAATTACAGGCACTATTGTCGATATTATCGATGATAAGACTATTCAGGTCAATCATGCCGCGATTGATCTTAATAAGAAGTATAAGATTCGCAGACAAATCAAAACAAGAATTTCCAATACCGCAGATGTACAAAACACTTATGCGTCGGGTTCTGACGTTTATGTTGCGTCTAACAGTTTACCAGTCGCTGGTTATTCTGTATTTGAGCCGGAAAAACGTATTAGAACATTCACTAATACCGGTATCACCACTATATCCAATACAATCAATATTGCGGATCACCATTTCAATGATGGTGAAGTAGTTGTCTATAAAGGTGATGGACTATCTGGGGTTGCAACCAATCAGGGTTACTATGTCGGTAAGATTGACGACAATAATCTACACCTAGCATTTTCTCCTGAGAATGTCCGTAGAGGACAGTTTATTGATGTCTTCGGTGCTAGCGATATTGCTTCTCTTGGAATTAGCACTCATACCCTTACACCATCGATCGTAGGATTCACTACTCTAGGCGCTCAAAAGATCCTTAGGAAGTTTCCACTCCCAGAGTATGGTGATACCAAAACAGAGACCTCACAGGGCAGCGTAGGACTGTTTGCGAACGGTGTAGAGATCTATTCCTACAAGTCTACCGATAAAGTATTCTATGGTAGCATCGAAACCGTCGATGTACTCAACAAAGGTAGAAACTATGATGTAATTAACCCACCAAGAATTTCTATTACCCAGACCGGTCATACCGGCACTGCCTCATCTGCTATTGCACATGTTTCTGGTACTATTCAAGAATTTCTTGTTGATAGTGAAGGACTAGACTATACCATTACACCATCGGTTGCAATTACTGGTGGTAACGGTTCTGCGAAGGCAGAAGCAAAGATGAAGAAGGTTGCTCACGAAGTTGAGTTCAATAGTAGTAGTGTTGGTGGTGTAGTCAATACTGCTAGCGACATTTTCACTTTTGAAGCAGCACACGGGTTCAAGAATGGTGAAGAACTCATTTACACCACTGGCGGTACTACAGAGATCGGTATCGGCACAACCCCAGGCAAACTAGTCAACTTCTCGTCATACTTTGCTATTAAGAAGAATGATTATGAGATTGCGTTAGCAGAAACTAGAAATAGCGCACTAGCAGGTATCAATACCATCGATATCACTACCAATGGTGGTGGTACTCATAAGTTTGCGACAAAAGAGCGCAGACTGAAGGTTGATAAGGTTCTACTAATTGAGAACGATACATTTAGCAATAAAGAAAACCGCATTCTATCTACTAAAGTCAATTTCTATACTGATCAATTCAACGCTCCTAGACATGGTTATGAAACTGGTGATAAAGTTCTATACACAACTACAGATACTGCCCCCTCTGGTCTAACCAATAATACTGAATATTACATCATCAAGGTTGATGACGACAACTTCAGACTATCCACTACCAAAAATAGTAGTGAATTCATTGACTTCACAACCGCAGGCGTAGGAACACATACATTCAACTATCCTCCAGTCGTAGTTACCATTAGTGGTCAGCAAGGCATCACTACCGCCAATGCTACGGCAACCCCGATCATCCGAGGATCGATTGACGCAGTTCAGTTGCTAACCAAGGGTAGTGGATATGGTTCTACCGTAATCAACGATAATTTCCGCCCAGATGTCCGCATCATTGATGGATCTGATGCATCCCTAGAACCACTGATCGTCAATGGTCGATTGTCTGAGGTAATCATCAAAGGTGGTGGTAAAGACTTCTTCAGCACACCTGATATTGTTATTAGTGGTGATGGTGTTGGTGCTAAGGCAAAGGCAGTCGTTAACAATGGTTCGATTGTCCGCGTAGACGTTATCGATCCAGGTGCGGGATATGTTACTTCTAGTACGACGATTACCGCAGTAACTCCAGGTGAAGGGTATGTCTTTGCGGCAAACTTGAAAGAATGGACCGTAAACCAAGTTGAAAGATACGCAAAATTTGGTGACGTTAGTGCAGATGACGGTTTCTTTGAAACTGAAGTTATTGATGGATATGGTAACCCATATGTATCATACTATGTTCCACGCAACCTAAGAACATTCAAGGAAGACACTGGTACAAGTCATTCTCCAATTCTAGGTTATGCTTACGATGGACACCCCATTTATGGTCCATATGCCTACCAGAATGCTGATGGATCTGGTGGTTTCAAATATCTAGAACCAGGATACTCAGTCATCACCGGTTCTAGAGCAGGTGGTCCTACTATTAGTCAATATCCCGCAGGTTTCTTCATTGAGGATTATACCTACCTAGAAAACCGTGGTGATCTTGATGAACACAATGGACGCTTTGCCGTAACACCAGAATATCCAAATGGTGTATATGCTTATTATACTACGGTTCAATCATCTGTAACTAACAGTGTTGGTGATCCTTTTGATGGAACTAGAAAACCAGTATTCCCATATGTTATTGGTAATACCTATAATTCTAAACCAGATCCATTCAACTTCGAGTTCACTTCTACCCAGGATCTAGATCCAGTTAGACTGGGATGTATCAGGAATACTGATGCATATGAAATGGATGAATATGAGTTCGTTACTAATGGTCAGAAAAATACTACAACCAATGGTCAGGTCTTAAAGGTCACTAACGATACTATCGATAGCATCAATGTCGTCGAAGGTGGTCAGGCATACAATGTTGGCGACAGAGTTGTATTTGATAATTCTGGAACGGGTGGATTTGGTGCTATTGCCCAGGTATCTGATGTTGTTGGTGTAGCAATCACTGATATCACATCAACTATCACAACATTAGAAGATGTTGATCTAGTTGTAGGTGGAAACAGCGTCACTGCTATCTCTACGGTCCCACACGGTCTTTCTGATGGTGTTTATGTAAGTATCATTGGTATCGGTTCAACTGCCTTCAATGCGGTCACAGGCACCTATCAGATCAACGTTGATACCTTCAGATCTGGTCTATCTACATCGATGACCGCAGACGGTATGACCACATCGGTTGCTGTTCGCGATATCGTTACCAAATTTGGTGTAGATGATGTTCTACAGATTGATGACGAACAATTCGTCGTCATGAACCTAGACATCCCAAATAACAAACTTCGTTTGCTGAGGAACTATGATGGAACGTCTGGTGCGGCACACACGAACGGTGCTGAGATTGTTCGTCTTGAAAAAAGATTTGACTATCAGCTACCCAAGGTTGTTTCTCTTTCTTCTCCTGAAGATCGTATTCATTACTTTGATGCTGAGAAGTCTGTAGGTGTAGGTCTAACTGCTGGCGTGGGCATTGGTACCACGATTTCCTACGTGGGTGCTGGTAATAGCACCAAGACCAAGTTCATTCCAACCAGAACCATCTACATGCCCAATAACCCGTTCATTCACGGGGAACAGGTTCATTATAGTCCTGGTGCAGGCACCTCGCTCACCGTCTCTAGCGATGGTACAAATGAGCATCCAATATTCAAAAATGTATTCATTCAGAAAATTAGCAATGAACTAGTTGGTATTGTATCTGAAAAGACTGGTATTAACTCTGAAGGAAGCAGACTATTCTTCAATGGTAATATTGGTATTGGTAATAGTCATTTCTTCAGAACCCAACGTGATGTAGTCAACTGTAACGTCAGGTCTGTTGATGTTGTTGTCGGAACTGGCGTTTCTAATCACAATCTAAGACCGAAGGATATTGTTGATGTTACTGTGGTCTCCACAGCAACCAGTTCTGTAACAGCAACCTATAGCACTGCTACTAGGTTTGTAAGCATTGGTGCTTCAGTCAACCCAAGAATTGATGTTACTGTAGGCGACACCCTAGAGATCGACACCTCCTCTAGCACGCTCTCCAATACCACCCTACAGTTCTTCCTAGATCCCGATTTCCAGAAGGAATTTGTTGGTTCTGGTGTATCTGCTATTGAGATCACTGAGGAGTTCTCCCCAGGCATCACTTCTGCAAAGACTAGCGTAAGATTTACTCCACAGGTTCCAGAAGTCTTATATTATCAATTTGTTCCTACTAATACTGGTAAGAAGATTGAAACTAATAAGGAAATTAATGAGTACAACAAGATCGTAGTCAGCAACAGTAAATTTACTGGTAAATATCCCCTTACCACAACCACTGACTATACCTTCACATATAACGTATTTGAAATCCCTGAAAGAACTGGTTACACCAGCACTTCAGACCTAAGGTATGTTACCAATTCTAAGAACGCTAACGGTCCTGTAGGCACTGTTGAACTGCTTGATGGTGGTAAGCAATATACATCGCTACCAAAAGCATCTGTAGCGTCTACTACAGGTAGAGCAGCAGTCCTTAGACCATTCGGTTCTAACATTGGTTCTATTGATGCTACACAGATTTTGGAGTTTGGATATGACTATCCATCAGACAGAACTCTGCAACCACAGGTCGGTATTCCTCAGGTAATCGTCCTAAAGAACAACTACAGCATCGATCAGGTAGGCGTCACTTCTGCTGGTTCAAAATATACCACAGCACCTGATCTGATTGTTTACAATTCTACCACAGATACGGTCAACACAACACCAGAACTAATTGCACAACTCAATGGTACTGGTGTTGAAAGCGTCAAGATTGTAAACCCAGGCGGCAACATGACCGTCAATGATAATAATCTACTTGCAGTCAATAATAGCAATGGTGTTGGTATTATTAGTGCTACTTACTCAGATCCTAATGTAACACTGCGTCTACAGACACCAACTACAGGTTTCACAACTAGTGACCCCCTCCCTTTCCAGATTGGTGATCAAGTATTTGTTGAGAATGTCGGTGTTTCTAGTGGCAATGGTTACAACTCTGCTGATTATGAATATCAGTTCTTCACAATTACTGGAGTTAATACCGCATTCGGTCTAGTCAACCAAGCAACAATCACATATCCAGTAACCAGATCTCCTGGTAATCATGATGGTCTACAGTTTGGTTCTGTTGCTAGAGAACAAGATATTGCTAAGTTTAGTCTAACATTGAAGGAAGGTGAGTTTGTATCTGGTGAAGAAGTCTATACTAAGAACGCCACATCTAAGGTTGTCTCTGGTATCAAGCAAGATACAGACATCCTAAGGGTCACTTCACTAGCGGGTATCAACACGGGTGATATCTTGACTGGTCGGATATCTGGTGCTTCTGGTGAAGTGCAAGATATTTCTGATTACAGTGCTCACTACAATGTAAGAGCATCTGTAGAAGAGAATTATGGTTGGGAAACTAACGTTGGTTTCCTAGACGACTACTTCCAAAGAATTCAGGACAGTGATTACTATCAACAGTTCGCATACTCCCTGAAGTCTCAAGTTGGTATTTCTAGTTGGAGTGAACCAGTCGATAGTCTTGGTCACATCGCTGGTTTCAAGAAGCATTCTGATCTTCTAATTCCATCTGATAGTCTTGCTGGTCTAGGTAGTACAAGCGTATCTACTGGTATCGGTTCTCAACAAAGTACAATTATTCTAACTAGCGATCCTACTAAACTTTATTGTAAGCATGACTGGGATCTTGTATATGAACTAACAAATGACGAAGCTACACTTAGCGACAAGATTGTATTCAATAGCAACAGATTTGGTGATGCTCTAATCTGTGAAAGCAACAGGGTTCTTGAGATTGATGATATCAGTCCTCAATTCTACGATGATCCAGATATTTCAAGAAGTCTTGAGATCGACTCTTTTGAATACCCACAAGTATCTGCAGCAAAATATTATGCTCAGGTTGTTCTTGATACTGCCTTAGGAATTACATTCAACCAAACGCAATATTGTGAATTTGTAGTATCTCATAACGGAGATATCTCATTCAACAACCAATATTCAGATATTTCTGATGCCTTTAATCTAGGCACATTTAGTACTTCTGTCACTGGTGAAGTTGTATCAGTATTGTTTACACCATACAATACAACTTTTACATATGATATTACATTCTTTAAAGAAACCATGCAAAACGCTGTTGGTGTCGGATCAACATCGTTCGGTCACGTCAAGCGTTCAGGTGTAACTTCTGCAGTCGCATCTTCAGGTTCTCCGACTGAACAAATTATCCAGTCGATCGATGCTGAGCAATTTAAGTCTGGTAGCATAATTGTTTCTGTTGCTGCAGCAACAACTACAGAAAAAAATATTGTTGAAGCTTCTTTCATTGGTGTAGGTTCAACCGCACAATATACAATTTTTGGTGAAATGGATAGTGGGGTTGGATTGGGAACATTCAGTGTTGATATGACTGGAACAAATGATTTGCAATTTAAATGGTTACCTGCTGCTGGTATTGGAATAACAGTTTCTACCTTTGCAACATTGGTCGGTGTTGCAACAACTGTTCCTGGAACAGGAATTCCTGGAACAACTTATGAAATTGGTGATACTGCTCTCAGATGTACTAGAACAGAAATTGCAGCATCTGGAAGTCCAACTGCAGAGACAATTGTAACGACTAGTGGAAATTCATACACTTCTTCAAAAATATTAGTTGAAATTCATAATACTACGGATAATGAGTATTCATTCTTCCATGTAGCAGCTAATGTTTATGCCGAAAATGTTAACTACATAAAATACAACAATGTTTCTACAGCAACAACTGCAGGAAGAGACATTCAAAATACTGATATGATTTCTTCTGGGGTTGACGGTATTTTGAGGTTTACTCCACAAGAAAATAAAGCATATATTGTTAGAACATCTGAGATCTCAATTGATAGACCAGATGGCGCTCCTGAGGACCAGCTAATTCCACTATAAAAGAATGTCACAATTTCAGTTAGAATCTATTAACAAAATATACAATTCGGAAACTGAGACTTTCAGGCGTTCTTTTAGATTGACGCATGAAGGAGATCCAATTTTTCGCAAAGAATTTGACGGATCAAATACAGATGACGTATTGTTGGGTGCTGATACATTTGTAATTAATAATCACTTTTATGTGACTGGAGAACCACTGAATTATGATGCTGGTCCAGGAAATACTGCTATTGGAATTAGTCCAAGTAGTCCTGGAGTTGGTGGTGCAACCACTTTACCACAAGAAGTTTATGTAATTAAAATAAGCGAAAATAAATTTAAAGTTGCTGCTGCGGCATCTTATGCACTTTCTGGTGATAATATTGATCTAACTTCGGTTGGAGTTGGAACTACGCACTCATTTACTGCACAGAAAGAAAACACAAAGGCAATTATTGCTCTTGATAATATGATCCAGTCTCCCATTTATGAAAGGGTGGGATCAGCAACAACATTAGTAGCAATCAATTCAAGGGTACTCCAAGTTGGAGATGCTTCTATATTTAAAAATTATGATCTCATTCAAATTGATAATGAGATTATGAGAATACAAGTTGTTGGATTCAATGGTGTTGATAATCAACTTTTAGTTGATAGGGCTTGGGTAGGCACAACACAAGGATCTCATGTAGCAAACGATGAGGTGCAACTTGTATTTGGTGATTACAATATCATTGGCGATTATATCAATTTTGCCGATGTTCCATTCGGTGGACAACGTTTAACCGTTGGAGTTTCATCAGAGCAAGTTAGTGTAGCAACCAGCAGTTTTACCGTTTTATCTGATGTGTTTGAAACCGGTTCTGAGGTTGTTTTAAGAAGTTTAGATCCACCAGCTCCACTTGTTTCAAATGAAAACTATTTCTTGATAAAAAATGGTGCTAATAATTTTTCATTTGCAAGTACCGATGATAATGCACTAACTGGTATTGCAATTACACTTACAAGTCCTGGTATTGGAACTCACAGATTAGTCTATGTTGATGTTCAAAATGGAAGTTCTTTCCAAGGAAGAACATTTATAAGATCCAATTACGATGGAAATATCATTCTGGATGATATCTCCCAAAACTTTACCGGTATTGCTAAAACATTTACAATCACTAGTGCAGGCGTTAATACTACTGGTATTACTAGTGACTTTGGTGCTATTCTAGTCAATAATATTTTCCAAAAACCAGAAGTTGATTATGAATTCCTTGGTGGACCTGTAACAGGCATCACTTCGATTGAATTTACTGGTAATAGTAATAGAACTCCAGAGGCATATAATACATTTGATGTAAATGCTAATAATTTGCCCAGAAAGGGTCAGATTGTTTCCATTGCTCACACTGAAGGATTTGGATATCAGATGCGAGCAGTCGGTACTGGTACTGCTGTTGTTTCTGGTTTCGGTACAATCACAGTTGCTCTTGGTTTCACTGGTACAGGATATCGTAATGGTCCTACAACTTACGAGGTCAGAGTTCTAGGTGGTAGTCCAACCACTGCTGCGGCAGGTACTTTCACAGTTAATGCTGGACATATTCAAGACGTATTCATGAATACTCCAGGTGTTGGTTACACTTGGACTGATGTTCCAAAACTACAGATTGATGAACCAATTCCATATGATGATATTCAACTAATCAGTCAATCGACTGGTGTTGGTGCTTCCGTCACTGTTGAGGTTGGATTTGGTCTGAGTATCTATAATTTCACTTTGAATAGTATTGGATTTGGTTTCACAGCACACGAGCAATTGACTATTGCTGGTATTCCAACCGTAACTAGCATCGGTTCTACATTCCAGAATGCCATATTCACAGTTGAATCAGTTCACGATGATGAGTTTGCTGGTTGGGTCTTTGGTAAGTTGCAGGTTCTTGATGATTTTTCTGCAGAATTTAATGGATCTAAGAGAACATTTACACTGACTGAAAATAATGTTCCTATTAGTATTGAGAAGAAAATTGGTTCTCCAATTAGTCTAGATGATGTCCTACTAATCTTCATTAATGATATTCTGCAGCAACCTGAAGTTGCGTACACGTTTGAAGGAGGAACTCAACTCACATTTACCGAACCACCAGTAGCAGGTTCTACATTACAAATTTTGTTCTATCGTGGTACAGATTCTGATATCTCTACAGAGACAGCATTAGCAACTATCAAACCTGGTGATGATGTTAAGATTTTACGCAACCCCGCTAATATTATTCCAGTAGAGCAAGATCCGCGAGTTGTTCGTGCAATTATTTCTAGGGATACTATTCAGACCGTTAATTATACTGGTCCTGGTATTACTGCTCAGACTTCACCACTTCGCCCAATTGTATGGTGTAAGCAGCAAGAAGACAAGTTCGTCAATGGCGTCAAGGTCAGTAAGTCTAGACCGGAGGATACGTCAAGAGTATTCCCCGCTACAAGACTTATTAGTGATATAAGCACCACTGATACTGAATTCTATACGGTTGGCGGTACACTTATCTTTAGTACAACTGAAGAACCTGATGATACTGATTTTGGTGTAAATATTTGGGATACTCGTGATGAAGTTGGTTTCGGCACAACTACGTTCCAGTTCCCATTAGAAAAAATTGCAGACGGCGTTTCTGTAACTGGTGATTATGGTATTATCGCAGGTATTGGCTCTACTGCGACGGCAATGCAACTAGAGTTCTTCATTCCACTAGATAGTCCTCTACGTGAAAATGAGTTTGGTGGACTAACTAAGACTGGTATTGCTACAGGTGACTTCTTCACATTGTCCAGAACTTATTTTGATAACGGTGCAACAAATGGTCCATTTGCCCTAAATCAAGACCGATCTTCCGTCATTGGAACCTGTACCAATGATAGTATTGACTGTGTTTATCAAGTTTCTCACATCGAAGATGTTGGTGTAAATACTGTAAGAGTGCATACCAACCTACAAACAGGTCATGGATTGAACTTTACAGGTCTTGGTTCTGGTGTCGGTAATTACTATGGTGTTTATAGTTGGGCAAAGTTCACTACAGGTTCTAGAACCGGTTTAGCATTCACTTGTGATCGTGGTCAAGGTTTAGCGGGAATTGAAACCGGTCCTCAGATTATCCGTAAGGAAAAACTATCAATTGAATACTCATAAATAACTCCAAAAGTTTAAAAGTATAATGCCAGCGATCATTACTGATCAAATCAGAATATTGAATGCCAACAATTTTGTTAGTGGTATTTCGACGACTGATAATAGTTACTACGTGTTCATTGGTCTTCCCAATGCATCCGAGATTGATGCTGACTGGAATACGAACACGCCGTATCCGATTGATAGTATTGATCAATACAATGATATGTACGACACGGTGATCTCCGCCAAGAAGGTCACTTCATCTGATGTACTAAAAGTTGTAAGAAAAGTTGATTGGG